TCCAGGGTCATTACCGTTAGTAACATCTTTAACATTGTTATTAGTAGCTAGCGCGCTATTTTTTATTGATTGCGGGTTGTTGATAAAATAACTTGTATCTAACTCTAATCCGTTTTGCGCAGCTTTAGTGTTTGGATCACCCTCACCACTGGTTAATAATTCAGGTATTGTAGACTCTATTAAGCTAGAGTTGTTAAAATCACCCCAGTATATACCAGAAGAAGTAAGCCCTCTGCTTATTGAAAGAGTTTTAGCTCCAAATTCTTCATTTATTTGATCTTCTCCAAAAATTATATCTAAATCGTATGTTTTAGATAATGAAGAAGGCACACCACTAGCCTCGCTGCCACCAGCATCTTTTATTGTTAAAGAAAAACTATATCCTCCAGAAGCGTTTCCAGTTTTTTCATATAGATTACCATTTTGATCTATTTCTAAACTATTCAAGCTAGAAGATACTGACCAAACTAAATCTTTAGTATTTTCAGAAGCTAAAGAACATCCATTTAAGCCTTCAAAAGTAGCTATAGGATCTAATAAATTTATTCTATCTCCTGCAGATACGTTTATAGCATTTGTAACAGATGGTTCTACATTTTTTAAATATATACTAACTGTAGTGTTGGTTAGACCTGAAGTAGATCCGCTAGAGGTTGTTCCTGACACTTCAAAAGTAAAATTATATTTATTATTCTTAAGCACAGAAGAAAAAAGTTGTGTTTCTTTAACTTTTAGGTTGTAACAATCATAGCCACCTTCATTTGACTTTTCAAGAGGTTCAAAAAGATCGTCTTTTATATCTAGATTCGACGCTCCTCTTGTTATGGATATTAATCTAACTTCGCTTGTTGTTAGTTTTTCAGGACCAACGCCTGTTTCGAATGTAGGTATAAATTTATTTTCTGTTAAATTAGACCCTGGAGTGCTATTTTCATACCAGTTAGATTCAAAATTAGCAAAACCACTGACAGTTGTGTCTTGGCCAGCTATACTGTTTAAATCTGATATTAAGCCTGAGCTTGATGTTTCCCAAAATATATCTAACAAAGATTCTACTGGCGCTGTTTCAAAAACGCCTAAAAGTATATTGTAAGCACTACCAATATTATTTGTTTGTAAAGATCCTATAGGTAAAGGCAGTGGAGCAGGTGGATTTCCTACGTTATTTTGAGATAGCCTAGCTATATAAGGGTTTGAGTCGCTTTGATAAATAGTACCATAAGGAGGGGTTGTGTTACTATCTGTGAATAAATTATCTTGCTCAGATATAGTTACTACGGTTTGTGCGTTTGTTGCTGGGTAATAAGGCACGGTAAAAGCAGGTGTAGAACTTCTTTGTGGAGAAACTCTTCCGTATAATTGAACTTCACTACCGTACTGTTTTTGTTCTGGACCAACTTCTGTTAAATTCCTAGGAACTTTATTTATATTGTCTCCAATTAAAGTTATATGAGCTATAGAATCCGTTGGGTCAGGGGTGTCTTGAGAGTTAGAATCATATTCAGGATAACCATTAAGTATACCTGGTAAATAAACATTATAATATTCTTGTTCTGTTTGTTTAACTACTACTTTGTATGAAAACCAACCTAAAGGATTGTAATCAGGACTATTAACGTCGCCATTATAAAGGCCTGGCCATCCAAATTTATCAGATGTAGCAGGTATAGGGTTGTTTATTAAAACTTTTAAAGAATCTCCTGGTTTAGTATTAGTTGGGTTTTCACCTGCAGCAGGTTTAACTTCGTAAGGGTGAAAGTAAGTTGAGCCTCCGTATACATTTCCATCTGGATCTGTTTTTGTTTCTGAATTAACTGGAGATAATATAGTGGTAGATTGTCTTCCAAATCTATCTGAAAGAACAAAACCAACTTGATAGTTTCTATTTTGTTTTACAGTATGCTCTGGATATTCAACTATGCTAGTTGTCCATTCAATTTGACGATCGTTAGGATCTGTACTAAAATTAAACTTAGGAGTAACAGCTACATCATAATCTATAAAAGAAGGAGGAGTGTGTTTATCTTGAAAATTACTATATACAACTCTATTGCCTATTATTTCTTGCCCTAAAGCTTTAACAGGAACCTTGTCATATACTCTTATTATTTCACTTTCAGGAAGAGTCTTGTAGGGTTTTCTAGATTGATAATCGTACTCGTAATGAAAATCACTAGAAATTTCAAAATCAGCTTTTTTAATAGAATCTAAAACCTTTACGGTTAACGAATCAGATTCTTTATATAAAATATCTATTTCAGAAACATTTAGTTTTCTTTCTATTTCACTGCCTTTGTAAGGTAAAGGTACTATAAGTTTAACACTGTTAACCTTATTTTCCATAAATCTAACTATAGTACTTCTATACGCGTTATCCTGGTCATCACCTAAAAAATAACCATCTTGTTTAGGTATGAAAGCTTCTTGAGTAAAAGGAGCCATTATAGAATATTCACCGTCAGAAAATTTAAATCTATAGCTAAAAGAAACAAATTTATCTTCTAAATAATCTGGATCACCAGGCCAATTTGGGTCGTAAAAAGGATTAGTAGTTCCATCTGGAAGTATAGGAGATGCAACATCTTTCATGGTTGTATTACCTGAACCTGAGTTTTCAGCTATATAAAGATCTATACATTGATATGGATTATATTTAGCAACAGATATTAAATCTTCCGTACTGTAAAAAGAAGAGTTTTTAGAAGCCGTGTCTATGTTCACAACTCTAGGTTGGTTTCTATTATCTGTCCAAAACAATAAGTTCTCTAAAACGTTTATACCATATATAGGATATGACTTGCTAAAGTTTAAGAAAGCACCTTGAACTAAAAGCGTAGTAGAATTAGAATTACTGTCATAAGAATATATAAAGTTTCTAGCTGATGGATTATAATCCTCTGAATCATTTGTTGTTAAAAAAACATAAAGACTAGACGAATTAGTGTCAGATAACAAGCCTATTGATTTTAAAACACCACCTGTTCCAGGAGCTATAGAGTTGAAGTCTATAGCTAATTCATTCCCCACGGCATTTTCTAAAGCACCTACGTCTTCGCCCTCTGATTTACTAACTTGTATATTTTGTCCGTCTCTATATTCACCTGATGGTAGTAATCTACTATCAAGATCTTTATTCATTTTAGACTTTATAAAAGCGTTTTTAACTTCAGCCATTAAATTTAGTATTTAATCCATTTAGATTTACCTCTAGCAATCTGAATAAATTCATTTAATTTTATATTTGACAACCTTATTTTAGCATTTCTAAGTTTAGCGCTTTTTTCTCTACGTAATCTTTGAACTACATATTCAGGTTGATTAATTCTTGATGCTATTATTGCATGACTTATGTAGGCATATAAAGCTTCTTCAGCTAGTTTAGGTATCTTCATATCAGCATCATAGCCAACTCCGTCAGATACATATTCTAAAATTATTAATTTATCAGCTAAATCGCTAGAAAAAGACATTTTACCATTACGTTCATTTATTGTAAACCACCCGTTTATTTGAGCTGTTTCAGGCTGTAAACCGTATTTTTGGCCTAAATAGTTATCTCCATACATTCCAGGGTAACCTAATCCTTCAGATAAGAGAACTCCTGTTAAATTGCTTTGAGCATCATTTATGTTTTTTAAATTGTTTTTAGCCCAACGGTCTTCCGTTATAGATGTAGTGTCTATATTGTCAAAGTCATTATCTTGTATAGCAATACCTTGATTGTCTTGAGCTGGAACCTCATAAGGATTTGAGGTTAAAGTTGTAGGATATATAATGTGTTTAACTCCTTGGTTGTCTATCCAAGAAACATTAACATAATTAACATAGTCTTGAGGTAGTGGTACGCTTAAATTAAAAGGCACGTTTAGTTCTTGAGACTTTATACTTCTTAAGGTGTCATAACTAAATTCTTGTAAACCTCGTTTAGCGAAAAACACAACATCAGTGGTTTTAGCACTTGGTATTAATTTTCCTGCGCCAACATAGCCTATCATAAAATTTGTTATAACGTCTTCTAAAGACGTGTACGCATATCCTCCATAGTTTTCTTCTACTGTAGATCCATAAGCATCTCGATCTCCGTAATTACCTCCGTATTGATTAAGCAACTGTATTACTATCCAGTTACCATCACTTGGTATATTGGTAAACGTTATAGTATTATTAGACACGCTATATTCTGAAGTGTAAAGTGTGAAGTCACTAACCACTCCAGTAGAACTAATATACAACTTAAAGTTGTTTAAATTATATCCAGAAGTAGTTGGGTTGTAGTCTCCGAATTTTAAATCAGTATTAAAATTAGCGGTTACAGAATTTTTAACGCCATCCATTACAAAAGTTTGAGAACCAGCGTAATACTGCGCATTAGTTTCGGTTATTAAACCGTTGTTAGGTGTAGCCATTTGTTAACTTTTTTTATTTACTTCATCAGCTTGCACTTGAGCCGCAGCAGCTTGAACTATTTGAGGATCTCTTATAACTATACCAGCATACAAAAGTATTTTTAATACAACTTCACTTTGCTCTGATTCATGTATTTCAAAATCAACGGAATCAATTTCTCTATATTGATATTGACCTAAATTACCTGTATCAAAAGCCCATAAAACGTTACTTGGTTTTCTAACGTAGTCTACTTTTATACCTGCGTTTATTGTTTCTGGCTTTACAAAAAGCTTTTCGTTTTCATAAAGATAAACTGGATTTTTAGTAGTTGGTCTAGTTAGTTTAGATTGATTAACATAATAAAACTCATGTCTATCTAATCTTTGAACTATTTTTTCGTCGTTATATAAAACATTACCTAACCTATAAAAAGAAACTATACTACTATAAGCATCCGTTTCAGGTAAAGTAAAATAACTTAAAGAACCTAATGTTGTATAATTAGCTTCACCAAAAGTTTTAAATATAGCTATTTTTTCGTCAATATTTTCTTGACGGTCTGCATAGTCTGTATCTGCTTGAGGTACACGTAATTGTTGATTTAAATCATCAAAGTATTTTTCAAATATTTCTAACTGAACTTGAGTAGCAATAGTATTAAACTCCGTAGGCGTCATATACCCTCGCTGCTCTTTATTGAGTATTAATAGCACAGTTTGATATACTGTATTTACGTTTATAGCCATTAGTTATTTTTATTATAATAAAGGAGGCATTACACCTCCCTTATTAATATTACATGTTATGAGAACTTTTTCTCTATAGATTGAAAGACCTGTATGCCTTCGTCTGTTTTAAAGAAAGATGCCATAGCTGAGTATGGGTTTTCATCAAATGGAACTGTCATTAGTTTACGTCCGTTTGAAGCCCAAGTAAATGTTCTTTGGTCATCTGCTAATTTAATTATATGAGCTTCAGTTGCTCTAATAGCAAAGTTTCTTAATTGAACATTATCGTCATTAGCTAGTTCTAAGAATAGTTTTGGATTGCTTTTAGCAAATAGCAACAAATCACGTTTAAGCTCCTTAGAACTCATCTCTGATACCTTAGATCCTAATTCAACTCTTAATATAGCTTCAGCTTGGTCTATGTCTATTCCTTGTGCTGCATTTAGAGCATCTATTTCTAATTCTAAATCAAATAAATCATCTTTAGCTATTTCAACTTGGTCTAGCTCTGTATATATTTTATTTTTTAAAGGATGATATAATGATAATATTTTTTGTAGTACTTGATTTCTTTTAGGTACAAACAAAGAACCGTTTTTAAATACAATATGACCTAATGTTACTTCTCCTTTTTGCTCATCTTTAAAAGGTGAGTTTTGATTAGTAGCATATCTTAGTTCACGTTGCTCATTTGTTTTTTCATCGTAATGAAGCAAAGCATGTCGTAATGAATGTCTAGACGGTATTTTTAATGTTAATGGTTTTTGATTACCTGTTGTTAAATAAGTTCTATCTTTAATTTCCCAAGACGGATCTTGGACTACTTGTTTTTTAGCCATAATATAATATAATTTAATAGTTAAGAGTAAGTATTACCCCTGAAAATACATCAGGGGTAAACCTACTAGAGTGATTACACTCCTTTGAATAATACAAAGTTGTTAGCAGCTTGTACTACTAAACATCTTTCAGATAGGAAGTTAACCTCCATTGCATCAAGACTAGAAGTAAAAGCACCTCCAGCTGATCCAGTCAACCAAGACTTCATACGACGATCTTCAGTCTGTGAAGCTCTGTATCGCACGTGTAAGAATGGACGACGAATGTTAGTTCCTAAAATTTGATCGTAAACCGTTGAAGTTCCAGCCGGCACTAAAACACCTTCAATTGAAGCTACACCAGTGATTGCACCACGAGTAGAAGCGTCATTTAAGTATTTCCAGTCAGTCTTATAAAAATCATAAGATCCTCTACGGAAACCGCTAAACCCTAGGTTTAATGCCATTTCTTCAGAGTTTTCAAATAATCCATAAGCAGTACCACCTTGAGCACCAGTAGAAACGTCAGCTAGCATACCGTCAATTTCTAAAGAAGTTGCGCGGTTTAAGAATAGCATATTTTCTTCAATAGCTCCTTGAGTATCTAGATTTTTTAAGATATTATCAAAGTCATCTAAGTTAGCTCCGCTAAAAGCAACCTCAACGTTTCCTCTGTCAGCTACAGCTGCGAATAAACCTTGTGTACCTTTATAGCCATCAGTTAAAGCTTGCGAACCAGCAGCTGCTAATTCTCCTTCAACTACACTCATTTCTAAGTAATCTTCAAAACGTAAACGAGTTTCAGATTCAGCTTTTAAATACCATAAGTATCCAGATGTTCCATCTTCAGTAGCAACTTCTACCCAACCGATTTGAGACATATCAGATCCGTTAATAGTGTAATTGTTACGAATAATGATAGGAGAATTGCTGTATTGAGTAAAAGTAGGATCAATACTGATGTTTTCTCCTTTTGTGGTAATCTCACCAGCAGCTCCACTCCAATTAGTTATTGAAGATCCTTTTCCAAATTCAGAACCATATACAAACATTTTTACTCCAGTAGCAGCTAGAGAACTTGTATCAGCAGCTGTGTAAGGTGCAACAACCACATTTCCATTTACTGGGTGTGATCCTGTAACTACAGCTTTTAATTCAGCTCCAAGAGCATCTAAAAGAACAACAGTTTGTCCTGGAGAAACAACGTTTTCAACTAACGTGCCATCAAGAGCAGTACCTCCAACTGGAATCCCAATAGTATTTGTTCCACTTGTGTTAGTACATCCATCATAAGCAATGTGTAAACGATTTTGTTCTGACCAGATAACTTGATCTGATGTCATTGGCATTTCAGCTCCAACCATACGTAAGAATCCAGATAATGTTCTGTTTCCATAACGCTCTACTTCTTGTTCGTAAATTTCAGGTAGATACTGTTGTGCAAAGTCTTTTCCAGTTCCAGTATTAAACTGCAAGTAGTTAGACTGTAATAATTGTTGTGATTGAGACGGTTTAATAGTCCCAAATGTAGGGGATAATGTTCCCATAATAATTTAGTTTTTAATTGTTAAATTTTCTTGTTTTAATTTTAAGCTTTGAAGAATCTAAACCGCTAACTGCTTTTACTTTAAACCCATCAATAAATACATTACCATCTTGTGTTTTGCGAGGCTCTGTACTTATGTTTTTAGATTTAGCTAATTGACCTTTAATAGCGTCAGTTTTACCCTGCTCATAAAAGTGATTAGCAATTGTATCTGCATTTCGCGCAGCGTATAAAGCTTTATGATAACCTTTTGTGTCTACGACTTCTCCTTTATCATTTAAGAACGTCTTAATGAAAGTGGATATATCTTTTTGGTTATCAGCAACCTTAACAGGGTCTTTTATACCATACCTAAATTTCTTCTCTCCAACTTTAAAATCAAAACCTTTGAATTCATTGTTAAGAAGCTTGTTTGTTTGGTCGTGGAACCTACTTTGGTTAACTTTATTGAGCTCTTGCTCTTCATTATATCGGTTAAAAAAGTCCATAGCTTTTTGTTGCTCTTGATTAACTCCAGGTCTCAACTTGATCTCTGCATAGTATTTATCTTTAAGCGAATCCAAATAGTTTTTGGCTTTTGCAACTTCTTCTTTATATGCAAGCTTTTTCTTTCGAATATCTCTTGCTTCGTCTAAATCTTCATCAAATTTAAAAGAATCTTCAATTACAAATTGAATTTCTTCTGAATCTAAATGAGGTTTAGATTGTTTGTAGTATTCTATTAACAAAGCTTCACCGTCTACATTGCTGTAATCAGCATTTAATCTAGCATAATCTTCAACAGTTCCACCAGTTTCTTTCATAAAAGCTACTAGCTTTTCTACGTTTTCTGGTAATTCTTGTGTTTCTGCTTGCGGTAATACTTTTTCTTGTTTCTGTGAGGCGTCGGGACTTTCAGTGCCTCCAACCATTGTGACCTCTTCATTATTATTGTCTTCATCTTCTACTAGTTCTATAGGAGATTCTGCTACTTCTTCTTCGGTGGCCCGTACTTCTTCAACCACTCCTTCGCTGTTGCCACTGTCTTTTGATTCTTCGACAACAACATTGCTATCATCTGTCTCTTGTGTTTGAACGGCATCTTCTTCTGGTTTTTTACTTAAATCTACTTTGGTTACCTCAGGTACTATATTTCCCTGACCTTTAATCTTAGGAGTTTTAGTTTTTAATTTAAAGTCTCCTTCTTGTTTTACTTCTTCTGACATAATATAATATAATAAAAATTAATAATTCCCTATCTTGGGGTAAATTGCTCTAAACCAAAACCATCTAAGTTATCGTTACCAGATGATTCAAAGTTTTTAGGCAGTAGATCATTTTGTCTTTGATCTATAAGTTCACTCTGTTGAGTGCCTTGCATCTGTAATCTTTTGTCTTTTCTATTTTCAATTTCAGCTTCTTTTTTAGCTGTTACTTGAGCTTGCATCTCCGCTAACTTCATTTGATAACTAAATTCCTCAGCCATCAAACCTCTTTTAATATTAGCCTCTTGCTCCATACGTTCTATTTCAAACTGAGACTTAGCTTGTTCTATTTGAACCTCTGTCTGCGCTAAAGCTTGTTGTTTTTGTACTTCAGCTGCTGCTGCTTTTTCAGCAGACTCAGCATTAGCTTGAGCTTGAGCTTGTATGTTTTCCATTTGAGCCGCTCTTTCAGCAGCTTGATTTTCAGCTTGTCTAAACTTTAACAAAGTATTAGCTAACTTTATATTTTGTATTTCTCTTATATCAATAGCATCAGCTAATTTTATACCACCTGACTGTAAGGCTATTTGTATGCTTTTTTCTAATTGAGCTTTATCTTCTTCGTCTGGTTCTAAATCTAAGAATATACCAAAGTCATGTATTGATAATGAATCAATTTCTTGTAAGGTAGATACATTAAAAGCGTTTATACTGTTTAATAACGCTGCTTTAGTTAACGGAAACTGTAACATATCACTAACTCTTAAACTTATATTTTCACAAGATCTTATAGTTAAATACATTAAAGACTGTAGTATATGTCTTGTAGCTGTGTTAGAGTTGGCTGCTGCAAGTTTTTGTAATCCAACTAAAGCATTTTTATCTGGTGTACTTCCGTCTCTAGCTTCGTTTAATCCAGTTACATCACGTATCATTTGTAGGTAGTATTGATACGTTTGAATCATAGCTTGTATCTTAGAT